ATTCTTTCATGAACTACCTGCACATTTGCGAAGAAGTATTCGCGATTACACATTTACAATTAACATGATTGATGACGAAACAGCACACGACCCAGATCGTCTACGTACTCTTTGGGAAAGACTAAACAAAAAGGGGGTGAAACTCAACAGCTTCGAACTTCAAATTCCTGTTATTCGACCACTCATTGAATATGTATTAGTTCCTGTTATGCCACACTTTATAGGGTCAATGTTATTTCAAAAGGAGATAAGTCAACGTGGAGAACTAGAACAGCGACTCCAAGTTATACTGGCCCTCTGCGACTTTGCCGATCATAAACCGCATTCACAATCGGCGTTAATCGTTCGGTGGCACAAGGAGCAGCTGGGCAATAATATGACCGAACGTAGTCGCAATGTTTCTGAAAAGACGGCACGATGGATAGATATACTTACACGTGTTCGTAGTATGCTACGCGATTTAGAAGAGCTTAATGTATTTCATAAAGATGGGGAATCAACTCTAACAGAAGGGTTGCGCAAAACGGAACTGCCATTTGTCTTGGGACGTCTGGCACGGGCATTTCCGCGTATTGAACATTTCCGTCAACAAAAAGAGCGAATCGCATCATGTCTGCGCACTACCATTTTCTGTAAAACAGCAGATGAGATGTTGCGCCTCATTGGCGGTTCCTGTCGTGATGGGCGGTATCAAAAGAAATTAGTAGAATATATTGATACTACAGTCATTGGTACTGTAGTACCGCAGCCACGTCTCTTTACTACAAAACAAAAGGCGGCGAAGCTCAAAGAGCAAGGTGGCAAATGCGCTATCTGCAGTGAAGTCATTCACAAACACCAGATAGCGGAAGGTGATCACATCATTGCCTGGTCCGACGGCGGCGAAACCACGATGGAGAATTTGCAGATTCTTCATCGTCTATGTCATCAGGCAAAGACGGGTGGGGGATCAAATGCTGTGTAAGGGATCATACATAGAGAATCCCCTTTTTGATTTTAGTTGAGTCCTTTATGACTGTTCCGCAAAGGCGATCGATCCAATACTCACCGTAGTTGCAGCCAACATACTGATGATGTAGGAGGTGATGATTACCAATCAGCCAGGTTGTGCGACCATCATGGCGGGCCATGCCGCGAACATTGACAAAAAGGAGGGCGGTCGCAAGGGCCCAGGGGTCCAGGGGTTGAACCAGGAGAGGTGCTAAGAAGCCCAGGCCCTGAAAAGGACTTTCAAACCAGTGGCTCTTATATGTGTCAGCCACAGTTGGATGTACCGCTTCATGGTGAATCTTATGGATGTTCCAGAGAAATGGTGTATGCAGTAGAATATGAGATATGTAGAACCATATATCATAGCCTAGTATGTGGGCGGCGGTGTTCAATAACATCTTGGTGTGCTATTGCATGGCGGGTTTAGGTTGCCAGGGCGCAAAGTCCGTGGGTTTGGAGTATTTGGTGTGTGAAGCACAGAGTACATGTGGTTTGGTTGGATCGGTGGTTATCGCGGCCTTTTTGCACTGGGTTCCCGTTGTCTTTTGAATGGCTTGACAGCGATAGGCGTAGGAGGCTCCGCGGCGGATCTTGTTGGAGGCCCAGGCCGCTGCAGCGGCGTCGAAATCGGCGGGGTTCATCGTACCGGTTTGTATGGTTGGGTTGTGCGGGTTGTCAAATTTTGGCATTATGCTTAATAATTGCATCAATATGATTCATAAAGGCATCGAGTGTCATATCACATTTCATATAATTGCAAGGGGGGCAGCAGGGTCGTGTATTTTCTGTTGTATATCCTTTTGATGAATCTATCCTATCCAATCCTACATGTGTTTGTTTATAACCGCATATGTAGCAGGGTTGGTTTTGTAGCATTTGGTATTCGTATGGTGTTAGTGTAAATTCAAGTTTACGTTTATCCGCACAACGGCTTTTATAATTGTTATATGATTTTTTAACACGTGCAAAGTAGGATACCCATTTTGATCCATGGCTTTTAGGCGAAGTATGAGTATAAATTGAACTACAATGATCATAAAAGAATTCTTGATCATAATCACTTTTCATTCGATTACATGGCCAGCAGCAAGGGGCAACATTTTCTAGCATATACCCTTTATCACTATTAATACGATCAATACCAATAACCTCATTCTCATTATATTTTCCACAGTAATAACAAGGACTTGATACAAACGTTGTAAACTCATCTTGTGTAAGAGTAAAGTCTAATTTTCTTTTTGTTGCGTTCTTTTTATACTTTTTAATAGCACATTCAATATTTTTCTTTCGTTCAGCAGCATAATTTCTTACCCGCGCTGATCGTTTATCATCACTTTTCTTTTGGATAGCAGAGCAGCTGCGACATGATTGGCTTTGTTTATTGTATCGTGTTAAGAATGTTTCAAATGTTTTGCCACAATAACAGCATAGAGACATATTGTTTGTTGCTGCTATAGCATTTGTAGTTTTAATTGAGTGGTATCTCTTTTTATCAGCAGCATTACATTTTTTCAAGCATGCCGTACAAGAAGCATACCTATTATCGCACACATTAAAACAACCACGCTCAATATCACAGAATCGAATACCCTCTTTCTTTTCTCTGACGCGATATACATCACGGTAGTGTTTACCACAGTATCCACTTTCTTTAACTTTATTTTTACACCCATCATGGTCACATGATACTGACTTACCTGAGAGTTTATCGCGACATGTGGTACATGCTATTCCACATACTTCTACGCAGTTATTACAACCACGAAAGAACTGTCTGCAGGGGTGCTTGCCGGTAGCAACAAGTGTATCATATTCTTTATTGCGCTTGTGTCGTCCACAATAACCATCGCCTTGAGGTGGAAACTTGCAGGGTTCTCCTTTTCTGACCCCTTCCTGAATAATAGCCCTGCAGGACATTTATATAGAAAGTTTTGGATTGGGAAGGCTTAGATGTCAACTTTTGGGTTTCTTGTTTCAGAGATATGAATTTCTAAAACAAGAAATTTTATGATGTATTTATATCACAAAAATGTTTAGTTAGAATAAGCAAGTCCGCCCATTCCGCTCATGATGCGGAGCACGTTGTAGTTAGTGGCATAGATGCGCACGTTGGCAGAACCAGTAGAAGACTTCTTGATAGTGGCACTGGTCAGGGTCAGGTGCAGAGTGGCAGTGTCAATACGGGAGAAGTTGCAAGAGCCACTGGGCTGGAGATCCTCAGGCTTCAGGGCGAAGCTGTAGACGTTGATACCAGTACCAGGGGAGGCAGTGTGGTGCTGGAAGGGCTGTACGCGGTTGAAGTACTTGCCCTCACGCTCACTGAACCGATCGTGACCGTTCAGCTGTACCTTGGCCACAGCCACAGGGTTCTCGCGGTTGTCATCCATGTAGCAGTAAGGCTTGTTGTTTAAAGAGTTGCAGTCAATGTTCTCAGGGTTCTGCACAATCCAGATCAGCTCCTTCACAGGGTGGTTGAAGGACATGTTGATCTTGTTACTGGTGGAGGTCACAGACTCCTCACCGGTGAACTGCAGCTGCTCAATCAGGTACTCGTGGGCAACCTGGGCGAAGCGACGACGCTCCTCGGTATCCAGGAAGATGTAGTCCACGTAGAGGGAAGCAGCAACCAGACCACGCTGGTTCAGGAAGTTGGTAAAGGTGGAAGCAGTGCCGCCAACAATGTTACACAGGTAACGGAGATCGTTGAACTCGATGTTGACCTTTACCTCATGGTACTGGAGAGCAATCAGAGGCAGAGCCAGACCAGTGTGACGGTTGAACCAGAACTCGAAGGGGATGTAGAGAGTGGTCTCAGGGAGGCAGCCCTTGGTACCATCTGTAACATCCAGGGTAGTAGAGCAGCACAGAGAGTCAGAACCAAAAGAGGCCAGCTGGGCAATGGCCTGGTTACGGTCGCACAGCTCACCAGAAATATCCACAGAGCTGCAAGTACCGCAGGCAGTACCGGCAGCGTTCAGAGGAACACCACCCCAACCGTTTACCATGTCCAGGTAGTTGTAGCCCTTGCCGGCAGGCAGGGTCAGCTCATTCCAGATGTGGAGCCAGTCACCATAGTGCTTATCAATACGCTGGCCACCGATCTCAATCTCAACGTTCTTGATCAGGAACTGACCAACGTAAGGGATCCAGGAGAAAGAGGTGATGCTGCCGTTAGGGGAAGCAAACTCACTCTGAGACACAGCAGGCAGAGTGGCCTGGAGGTACATCTTGGTGATCAGATCACCGTTGCGGGCAATGGTGCAGGTCACACGCTTACCGAAGTTGGCCACACCGTTGAAGGTCTGCTCAATGGACTCCATGGCAAAGTTGGAGTGACGACGATAGAGCTGCTTGAAAAAGGTTACCTGAGGGTTTGCAGTCAGGTAGACATCCTGGGCGCCGTAGGCAACAAGCTGCATTAAACCACCGGTCATTGTTTATACTTGTACTTACGAAAATATTTTGGCGAACTCCGGGGAAATCCGCGGAGGCCGCGGCTATCTAAACCAATTGTGTTCTCATAATGGGTTTAGAAAGTTCGATCGGGTTGTTGTGTTTTGTGATACACGCATATCGGGAACCTGATTAGTTCGAGTAAGCAAGACCCGCCATCCCGGACATGATCCGGAGAACATTGTAGTTCATGGCGTAAATGCGGACCTTGGCGGTGTTTCCATAGCCAATGGTATTCGGTGTTAGCGTTAACATGAGTTGTGCTAAATCAATACGGGACATGTTACATGATCCGCTGGGTTGGTGGTCCTCAGGATTCAGGGCAAAACTATAGACGTTAATACCCACGGCTGGGATATTCGTGTGATGCTGATAGGGTTGTACCAGATTGTAGTACTTACCTTCACGCTCAGAGCAGCGATCGTGACCGTTCAGCTGAACCTTGGCCGTTACACACGGGTTTTTACCGGCCAGACCCTCAACTGTGGTAATGGAGTAGCCCGACTCTAGGGCAGCACGATCCCAGAAATCGGAGTAGTTGAAAGGCTGTGCACCTTTCCATCTATTAATAATGTTTGCATCGCAACTTACAAAGGAGTCGCGCTGCACCACCCAGATCAGCTCCTTGACAGGGTGGTTAAAGGACATCTTTACACGATTTGCACTGGATGTAGCGGACTCTTCTCCTGTGAACTGCAGCTGCTCAATAAGGTATTCATGAGCTGTCTGGGCAAAGCGACGACGCTCCTCCGTATCCAGGAACACATAGTCCACGTAGAGAGAAGCATATACAATACCGGCGCTGTTCACATAATCGCGAATGGCGGGCTCATTGGTCCAGCAGAGATACTTGATTTCATTCATTTCCACGTGAACACGGATATCATGATACTGAAGAGCAATGAGGGGCAGAGCCAGACCAGCGTGGCGATTAAACCAAAACTGAAGGGGGATATATAGGGTATATTCGGGAATACAACTACGGGCCTCTGCACTTGTATGGGGATCACCACCAACACATTCGTCGTCGCAACCGCCCTCCGTACCTACATTTGAGATAACGTTCACCATTTCTGGCACATTACCCACCATTTCAGCATATCCAGCCTGTTTACCGGCAGGGCGGGTCAGCTCATTCCAAATGTGGAGCCACTCACCATAGTGTTTATCAATCTTCTGGCCACCGATCTCGATCTCTACATTGCGCACCAGCTGGTGTCCAACCCAGTTTAGCCAGCGGAACTGTGCACCCGATGTATCAATCACGTTATTGTAAAGGAGATCATTGAGATCCACACGGGGTAGCGTGACCTGGAGATACATGCGATAAATCAGATCACCGTTGCGGGCAATGGTTGCCGTTACACGCTTACCGAAGTTGGCCACACCATTGAAGGTCTGTTCAATGGACTCCATGGCAAAGTTGGAATGGCGACGATACAATTGTTTGAAAAATGTTACCTGTGGATTGGCCGTCAGGTATACATCCTGCGCCCCATATGCGACAAGCTGCATTAATCCGCCCGTCATTGCTCTATACTTCCCCTGAGGAATTTTTTCTTCCGGGGGGACGAGCATAGGGCTAAAGACGTAGGGACCACCACATCATAACTGTATGTCTATACGTGATGTATTGGTGCGTGAGGTAATTCCCGATATAAAGAGTACCAAGGGACCGGTACGTCCTACGACACTTGAGGCACATCACCAGCAGAAAATGCAGGGGTTTACGGAACAAAAGGGGCGGATGGCGGAACTCAAAGCGGAGTTAACTAAAAAACGCGCGGCATTCAAACGGGCGGCACCTTATACAGACGAGGCTCGTCAACTGTCTGATTCTATTGAGGATATACGTAAGCAAATTGCTGCGGTGGAGGCTGACACACAACGTCTTGACTACTTTCTGGATGTGGGGGATATGCTTTTTCAGTACTTTGATGCTCAAGAGGAGTTGGCGCGTGGATCCGACATTTCTACGTCTGCAGCCCCCATGCGTATGCCGGCCAATTCAGTACTCAGCTATTTTATGGAGGAGGCACCTGCAGCGGATAAAGTTGCCCATGTTGGTCCCGAATCACCTAGTACAAAGAAAAAAGCCAGTGATATCAGCTCAAAAGAGGGTTTGAATCGCGACAAAATGATGGAACGCTATTTGGCCGTGGTAGAGCCCAATGCCATTAAGAGCGGTATCATGCCAGGGTCTGGTATTGATCCTGGGTGGGGATGTTGCCCCACATGTGATGTAGAGATGACCTTTTATCAGAATGAGGCACTTCTGGGTTGCCCCAAGTGTGGTCATGAAGAGTTTATTTTAGTGGATTCAGAGAAACCCAGTTATAAAGACCCGCCCCGCGAAATCACGTATTTTGCCTATCGCAAAATCAACCACTTTAATGAGTGGCTGGCACAATTCCAAGCGAAAGAGAATACGAATATTTCGCAGGCCGTTGTCGACGCGGTTATGTCAGAGCTCCGTAAAGAACGCATTGTGGATCCCAAGAAAGTCAAAAAGGAGAAAATCCGTGATATCCTCCAGAAACTCAAGATGCCTAAGATGTATGATCATGTCCAGCAGATCAAGAACCTCATTCAGCACCAGATGACAAATCTTACACTTTCTAAGGATATGGAGGAACGACTCCAAAATATGTTCAAGGATATCCAGCCGGCGTTTATCAAATACTGTCCCCCAGATCGCTCCAATTTTCTGTCCTATCCCTATGTGCTTTACAAGTTCTGCCAACTGCTGGATATGGACGAGTTCCTGCCTTGCTTTCAGCTACTGAAATCTCGTGAGAAACTGTATGACTGTGACTGTGTTTGGCAGAAGATTTGTGAGGAGATGCGCTGGGAGTTTATCAGGTCCATTTAACAGCTCATTCGGCACAGGTCCATCTAAGGTACTCAAACAATCAAATAAGGAATGTCAGATCGTTATTTGGTTCTCAAGGGTATGGCAGGGTTTGGTGACCGGTTGATGACGTTGGGTCGGGCATTTGTGTTGGCGCAGGTCACGGGGCGCAAGTTACTTGTGGACTGGACGGATGTTGCCTGGAATCATGCCTGGCCTGAACCCCGCGGTTTCTGGCATTATTTTGATTTGCAGGGACCGGTCAGGGATCTTCTGGGTGCAACCAGTGATGCTGCTCTCATTGGCCTACTTACGGAGCTCAACGATGAAACCTCCGTACTTCCAGCTGTATTTCGTGGGTCCCTGGTGCGATCGGGCGTAGAATTTAATCATGCAAGGGGTCGTATGGAACTCCATGGGGTCCCTGTACGTCTCAGTGAAGGAGAGATTATTGCCGCAAAAGAGCGGGTGGTGGTCTACATGGCTTACAATGCCGGTCGCTTGGAGGATGTGCTACCGTATCTAGTCATACGGGAACGACCTGGTGCTGTTGCCAGACCAGTCATCGGTGTTCACTTTCGAAATACAGACAAAGCCAACAATCTCGGCGATACGCTCCGCAGGGTCCAGGCTGTTTGGAAACCAGGGCGTAGCATCTATCTTGCTACGGATGACGCAGGGGCTATCGACGCTTTCCGTTCCGCGTTTGGATCTGATCTAATCTGTGGGGCTCCACCCCCACCCCGTCCAGCCAGTGGTGGGGGAATTCATCATGCTCTTCCCGATGAGCTTGCTGCGGTTGAACTATGTAAGGAGGATTTAACATGGTCCATGCTCCAGGATATTACGACGCTTCGCTCCGCCGTTGTCTTCGTGGACTGTCCCAATTCACTCTTTTCCAAGGTAGTCTGGATGTTGCGTGCAAAAAAGCGGGGTCAAAGTAGAGAATGGCAACCCACATGAAAAAGCTGTTTGAAGCTGCTAAAAACAGTGATACAGTTGTACTGGAGGAGTTGTTAAAGGATCCTGAAGTAGTTGCGCTACTCAATACATACAAGTTGGCCAATCGCCATGTTCTCCATTTTGCCGTGGAGCGCGGTGGGAGTCCTGCTGTGGTCGCGGCACTGGTTACCGCAGGGGCTGATATTAACTTACAATCCCTAAATCGCCATACACCGCTTACTTTTGCGGTTGCTGGAGATA